TCGAAATTTTCAAGAATGACCTCGTATCTTTTGAACGTGGTGTTCTTCGACTTGCTCCCAATCTTGACAATCCTGAGCATCAACACAAATTTGATGCGTGTGTCGCCTTTTCCTTCAATGTAGGGCTTGGCAACTTCCAGCGCTCCAGCATCCGCCAGTGCATTAAGCGCGAGGAGTGGGACGCCGCAGCCGACGCGTTCATGCAGTGGACAAAGGCAGGCGGTAAGGTGCTCAAGGGGCTGGTTCGCCGCCGGCAAGCCGAGAAGGATTTGTTCTTGGCCTGACGCCTTGTTCCAACTACAATCAGGCGTAACGAGGAACCCGTATGGCCGTGATTTCGCTGACAAAATTCTCCGGCGTGGCGCCCAAGGTGTCGCCCAACAAGCTATCGCCCGAGCTGGCCCAGACGGCGAATAACGTCCGGCTTCTCGCGGGTACCCTGGACGCCTGGAACGCGCCCCTGTCGGTTGTTTCCGGCCTCACCGCCGGTGCCACCTCCACGATCTACCGTTTCGGGCAAGACCTGACATCCGACACCCAGTACTGGTTCCACTGGACTGCTGATGTGGATGTCGTCAAGGGCGCCATCGCCAACGACCAGACCGAGCGCACGTACTTCACGCACCCTACACTGGGCCCGCGCATGACGTACAACACGTTGGCGCTCACTGGTGGCTCCGGCGATTACCCGTGGGGCTCACACCCCCTCGGCGTCCCTGCTCCTGTGGCCGCGCCGGTGGCCTCTGTGGGCACCGAGGGCGATACCGGCACAACGGCCGAGGTCCGCGTCTACGTCTACACCTTCGTCACCTCGCTCGGCGAGGAGGGCCCTCCCAGCCCCCCGTCCAACGCCCTGACAATCCACCCCGACGGCGGCGTCGCGGCGCTGTCCAGCATGGCTTCCGCAGCCCCTGCAGGGTATTCTGGCTACATCACGGCCAAGCGCGTGTACCGCACGCTGTCTGGTAGCCTGTCCACCGAGTACCAGTTTGTCGACGAGATTCCGATCGCGCAGGCCACATACTCGGACTCCACTCCTGGTGAAGACCTCGACGAAGTGATCCCCAGTGTGCAGTGGTTCCCGCCGCCCAGCACTGCGTTTGGCATCGTGCAGATGGCCAACGGCATCACGATTGTGTTCGACGGGTACGACATCTATCCGTCCGAGGCGTACATTCCCTCGGCGTACCCGCCGGGCTACTCGCAGGCCGTGGACTACCCCATCGTGGGTGGCGCAGCTGTGGGCACCACGGCGTTTGTCCTAACCACGGGGTTTCCTTACCTCATGACCGGCTCTGATCCGTCGGCGATGTCTTTGGTCAAGCTCGAGAGCCCCCAGGCTTGCGTGTCCAAGCGCTCGATTGCTGCGATGGACGGCGGCGTGCTGTACGCTTCGCCGGACGGGCTCATCTACATCACTGGCACCGGGCAGGTCAGCAACGCCACTGCCGCGTTTTTCAGCCGCAAGGAGTGGCAGGCGCTGGTGCCCTCGAGCATCCACGGGTATTACCACGAGGGGCGCTACCACGGGTTCTACAACAACGGCACCGTGCAGCGGGGGTTCATCTTCGACCCGGCGCAGGGCGCCGCCGCGTTTACGTTCACCGACACCTACGCCACAGCCGGGTTCACAGACACCGTGCAGGACGCTCTGTACCTCAAGGTGGGCACCACCATCGTCAAGTGGGGCGCTGACGACGACAAGCTGTCGTACACATGGCGTTCGGCCATCTTCGAGATGGCTGCTCCCGAGAACAAAGCCTGTGCGCAAGTGGTGGCCAAGAGCTACCCGGCCACGTTCAAGCTGTACGCCGATGGCGTACTCAAGCACACAGAAACCGTCTCCAGCGCCGACCCGTTCTGGCTCCCAAGCGGCTACCGCGCCAGGTTCTACGAGGCCGAGCTGTCTGGTACGGCCGAGATTTTGGCGGTGCATATCGCCGACACCATGGAAGAGCTTGGGGGCGTATGAGCTACAGACCCGCGCCAATCCCTGCCCTGCCAGCCAACGTCGACCCGCAGCTGCGCCAATTCCTGGCCTCCATCAAGGAGTCGCTGGAAGTTCGCACGCGCCAGCGCGGCAACGCACTGGACGCTTCGCCTACGTTCAAGGACCTGCTGGACACCGGCCTGCTAAAGATCAAAGAGGGCGTCACGACCATCGGAGGCAAGCAGTACACCGCTGAGCAGCTGCTGGGGCTGGTGGAGTTTTCTCTGCCCACCTGGGTGACCTCGGATACCGCCCCTCCAGCGCCCACCGGCCTGGTGGTTACGACCGACAAGACCAACACCATCCTGCGCTGGGACGCCAGCGCGTTCGACCAGTACTCCCACACAGAAATCTGGCGCGCCTACGACAACAACCTCAGCCTGGCTGTCAAGGTTGGGTCGACGTCTGGCGCAGAGTTTGTCGACGGCCTCCCTGATGCTGGGTACGCGTACTTTTACTGGGTTCGCGACGTTGCCTACAACACCCTGCCCGGCCCGTTCAACGACGTCAACGGCGCAGGCACCAGCCTCGGCCCTGGCGGCGTCACCGTCACGCGCACGTTTGTCGGCCCGGATGTTGATTTCGCGTGGCCTACCCCCACCAGCAACCTGGCCGTGGCGCTGTACCGCATCGAGTACTACGAGGGTACTTGGCTGCCGCTGGACATCGTGTCCGGCAACTCACACCGCTTCCGCGCCACCTGGGCCGGCGACCGCGACTTCCGCATCGCCGCCATCGACATCAACAGCGAGCAGGGGCCTTACAGCAACTTTACAGTGACGGTCACGGCGCCCGCCGCGCCGGACGTGGCGACGGAGTTTGACGGTGAGCAAGTGCTGCTCACGTGGCTGGTGCCCGCTGGGTCTTTGCCCGTCGACCGCTACGAGGTCTACGACACCTCGGTGTCCTCGGCCACGCTGCTGGCTACGCTGTACGCCACGGCGTTCCGCACCAAGGTGACCTGGCTCAGCAAGAACTTGCTGGTGCGCGCCATCGACTCTGCTGGTAACGCGGGGGCTGTGCGGACGGTGCCTGTGAACATCACCACTGGGCAGGTGGTGAACCTGACCACCGAGGTCATCGACAACAACGTGCTGTTCCGCTGGGACAACACCCCGGGGTCCCTGCCGGTCGCCACATACGACCTGCGCCGAGGCGCCACCTGGGCTACGGCCACCGAGATCGGCCGCAAGGACGGCGGGTTTACCACGGTGTTCGAGGCCCCCCAGACGCAGACGGCCTACACCTACTGGCTGGCCGCTGTGGATACAGCGGGCAACTACGGCACCCCCGTGAGCGCTACCGCCACGGTGAACGTGCCGCCCGACTACGTGCTGGCGGTGAACTTCGTGTCCGCGTTCTCAGGTACGCGCAGCAGCGCCGCTACGGATGGCGGCGTGCTGGCCATGCCGGTGAGCACCACACAGACCTGGCAGGACCACTTCACCAGCCGCAGCTGGGCGTCGCCCCAGGCGCAGGTGGCCGCCGGGTACCCGGTGTTCGTCCAGCCCGGCAATTTGTCCGGGTACTACGAAGAGGTCTTCGACTACGGCGCCACCCTGGCGGCCATGAAGATTGGCGTGGCGTACCGCGAGATCGACGTTGCTGGCTCCGTGACCACCGATGTGACGATCACAACGGCGCTCGACTCCGGGTTTACCACTGGGGTGCAGACGTTCACAGGCACGCAGGCATACGCCATGAACTTTCGCTACGTTAAGGTGCGGATCACAGCAACCGCTACCAACGACCAGGGCATCACAGAGATCACCGACCTGACAGTGAAGCTGGACACGAAGCTCAAATCGCAAACCGGCTCGGTGTATGCCAACTCGGCGGACTCTGGCGGTACCACGGTGTACTTGACGGAAGACCGTACCAGCACTGGCACGAAGGTCTTCATTGACGTAGAATCCATCACGGTGTCGGCCAACACGACATCGCCGGTGTACGCGATCTATGACTTCACGGATTCGTACAATCCCCTGAGTTTCAAGGTGCTGTTGTTCAACAGCAGCGGGACAAGGATTTCTGGCACTGTGAGCTATTCCGTGCGAGGATATTGACATGGCTGACCACAGCAAACCAATACTGACCAGCGCCTACGCCGACTTCGTGACGGAGTTGGATGGGCGCTTTGACGACCTCGCCGTGGGGCTGGACCCCGCGGTTACAACGGCGACCAACGTCCCCACGAACACGATTTGCTGGTCAAGCGCGGCAGCTAAGTGGCAAAAATACAACGGTTCGACGTGGGCCGACCTGGCGTCGACCTACGCCATCAGCATCTCCGGCAACGCTGCTACTGTGACGAACGGCGTGGTGACCTCTGGCGCGTACGCCGACCCCACGTGGATTACATCCCTGGCGGGTTCCAAGGTGGCTGGTGCCATCACCGGCAACGCAGCCTCGGCCACAGTGCTGCAGACCGCCCGCACGATCAACGGCGTGAGTTTCAACGGCTCGGCCAACATCTCGGTCAACCTGAACAACAACCTGACGTTCAACAATAGCGGCTCTGGCGCGGCCAGCGGTGTTAACTTCAGCGGCAGCGCGGCCACGACAATCAGCTACAACACCATCGGCGCCCCTTCGGCAACCGGGGCCGGAGCCAGCGGCACGTGGGGCATCAACATCAGTGGTAACGCCGCCACGGCTTCGACCTCCACCCAGCTGGGCACCACCAACTGGACTGTGAGTCAGTCTGGCACCAAGCTGATCTTTGCCTACAACGGCACGACCGTGTTTTCCGTGGCCTCCAACGGCGCGATCATCTCCGCCAACGACGTCACCGGCTTTGGCACACCGTAAGGAGAAACCGTGGCGCTGCCTGTCTCTGGTTCGCTGTCGCTGTCCCAGCTCCAGTCGGAGTTCGGCGGCACTGCGCCCACCAGCTTGTCCGAGTATTACCGGGGTGGTTCCTTCGTCACCACCAACAACTCCGGTGTGCCCGCCAGCGGTGAGCTGCGCATGGGGCACTTTTACGGCGGTGTCCGGCAGTTTGCGTTCACGATCGCGTCCAACTACACCACCCCACAGAACCTGCGGGCCTTGGCCGTTGCTGCTGGTTGGAACCAGTCGGACTACCTGTTCGTCACCAACAACGCCGTCTTCAGCTCGGACACAACCACCAGTCCAGCGCTGACCATCGCCGGCTCCTTCCCCAATGGGGTCGCGCTCGTCAACAACGGCTACATCGTCGGTATGGGCGGTACGGGCGGCGTCCCCATCGCTGCGGGTAACCCCGGCGGTGCAGCACTGTCTGTCTCCAGTCCGATCTCCATCACCAACAACGGCACGATTGCTGGCGGCGGCGGCGGCGGCGGCGCGGGTGTCAGCTGGGGCTGGAATGGTCTGGAGCGCAGCTGCTCGGGTTCTGCTGGCGCGTCCGGCCTCACTCAAGCTCCGGGCACGGCCAACAACTACGGTTTCGCTTCGTCGTACCCGTCGCAGGACTCCAATGCTGACAACCTGTACGACACTGGTGGCCCGTCCTACGTCTGGGGCTACGGCGGCCGGGTGTCGTCTCCCGGCGGTAAAGGCGGTAATTGGGGTCAGGCTGGCGATGCTGGCGGTACGGTTGACGGCGCCTACACACAGACCGGCTACGCTGGTGGCGCCGCAGGCGCAGCGGTTACTGGCAACAGCAACATTACGTGGGTCGCCACCGGCACCCGCCTTGGCGGTATTTCCTGATGCCATACGCTTTTCTCAACCCAGACGGCACGATCAAGCAGGTCGTGCCCAAACCCACGCCGTTCATGAAGGTCGGGGAGGGCGAGCGCATCGTCAACTACAACCCCCCAGCCGTCGACGACACGCTATACGCGGTGACCCCCGTCACACCCGTACCGGCAGACACCCAGGACGTCACCTTCACGGTGGAACCTCGCCCGGACGAGGTGGTCTGGCCCGTCATTCGCGCCAGGCGCGATCTGCGCATCGCTCCCACGGACTGGACCCAGCTGCCAGATGTACCCCAGGCGACCAAGGAAGCGTGGGCGCAATACCGCCAAGCCCTGCGAGACATCACGACCCAGCCCGACCCACGCAACATCATCTGGCCAACTCCGCCCCAATAAGCCATAATACGCGCATGGCAGAGCTTGTTTACGACCAGCAGGAGCGCATCGGCACATGGGTGGCCAAGCAGGTCGGGCAAGGAGCCAGCTGGGGTGATTTTTACGCGATTGGCGTCGTCAGTGGAGACGACATCATCGCCGGGGTCGTGATCAACAACTACAACGGATCGAACGCTACCTGCCACATTGCCATCGCGCAGCAGACCAAAGCGATCATTCCCTTGTTTCAAGCGGTGTGTGACTACGCGTTTCGCCACTGCAAGTTGAAGCGACTGACTGGGATGGTGCCGACCAACGAGCCGCACATCATCGCGTTCGACAAGCACCTCGGCTTTGAAGAAGAGTTTGTGATGAAAGACGGCGCTCCCGGCGCCGACATGCAAGTTTTGGTACTGCGGCCTGACAACTGTCGGTGGCTGCGCAAGGAGTAAACCATGGGTGGTAAATCGAGTCCTCCGCCGCCAGATTACAGCGGCCTCGAAAAAGTAGCGCAGCAGCAGCTTGACTTCTCTAGGGAGCAGTACGCTGAGATGAAGCCGTTTGTGACGCGATTGGCCACCACCATGGCTGACGCCCAGCAACAGCAGATGACTCAGGCGCAGGACTACTACGACTACGCCAAGGGCACCTTCCGCCCTGTTGAGCAAGGTCTTGTCAAGCAGGCGCAGGAGTTCGACACTGAGGCGTACCGCCAACAGCTGGCAGCCAAAGCCGCAGCTGACGCAGCCAAGGCGTTCCAAGGCGCGCAGGGTGTGTCGATGCGTGAAGCCACTCGCCGCGGTGTCAACCCGGCCTCTGGCGCCTTCGGTGCAGCGTCTAACGCCAACGCGCTGGGCCTTGCTGCCATGCAGACCGGCGCGCAAAACCAAGCTCGCCAACAAGCCGAACAGCTGGGCTGGGCTCGCAAGATGGACGTCACCGGTCTGGGCCGCGGCCTCGCTGGCGCTTCGACTGCTGCGTACTCTGGCGCCACTGGCGCTGGCCAAGCTGCAGGCGGCACGATGATGAGTGCTGGTAACCAGTACATGCAGGGCTTGCAGCAGGGCGCGGGTACGCTTGGCACGATCGCCAGCGGCCAAGCCTCGATGTACAA